ATCAACAAGGTTGAGGTCTTTTTTACCGTAAAGGATTCTTCCACCCTGATCAGTTGCGTATACAACTTGTCTCAAACTTCTTGGTGCATATACATATGAACACTGAAGTTCATTTTGAATATTAGTTCCGGGAGAAATGAATACATCATCTTCAGTGATGTTAGTCAAATTCTTGGCAAATTCATTAATTCTCCAAGATTGTAAGTTTACGTTAAATACTGCTCCAGATCCTGCAGGTTCTACAGTGATTGAAGTTGTAGAAACACCATATCCAATACCAGCTTGATTGATGTTTACTGATTTAATTGTGCCCTGTACAGTTTGACCTGATGCATTGAGTCCTGGACCAATTTCAGGGACAAGAATTGCACCAGTTCCATTTCCTTTATCGGATACAATTAGTCTTGGTGGAGAGTTATATCCAAATCCAGAGTTATCTACGATAACATCTACGATCTTACCCTGGGCGTTGACAATGGGAGTTAACTCCGCGTCCTGACCAGAAAGAAAGTCTATGGATGGCGATCTCTTAAAATTAATTACTTCTGAAGATCCATATCCAACACCAGAGTTTTCTAAATGGATAGAGGTTATTTCACCTCTTACTATTGGTTGTACAACTGCTTGATATGTCTTTCCTTCTACTGAGGATATTCCAACAGAACCAATGAGTTCTACTTTGATTTCTGGATAGTTGAATGTATGCGTTCCTACACCAACATTTGTGAGATTTTCATACTGTTTTGTCTTGTAGTAAAAATCATTCGTTGTTGTGCCAAGACCAACAACAGAGAGTTTAAATGAATCTCTATCCACTACAGTTACGTAGTAATCACTAGTTGTTGAAAGTCCTGTGACTTCTGTGCCATCTACAGAGTAAGATACTATTTCACCACTCTTGAAATCGTGATTGGGGATTGAAATTGTATTCAGAGCTGTTATGATTCCAACAGTTCCGCAAGTTCTTTTTTTGTTCTGATATCCTTCACCAGG